AATGCAAACTCTGCTGTGCAACCGGGGGATGCCTCGATTACTCTAGCAACCAACTCCATACAGCAGATGACTAACTGGACTATCACCCAGTCAGGTACAAACTTAATATTCTCTTATAATGGAACAGCCCGTTTCAAGCTAACTAGCGCAGGGGCTTTGACCGTTGAAGCCAACGTTACAGCTTATGGGAATGCGTAATGGCTTTACAATCATCAGGTCTAATCACCCTAGCACAGATACAAGCAGAGTTAAGTGGGTCTAACCCTATCAGCCTCTCTGAGTATTACCGTAATGGCTCTTATGTTACATCTAACAATACTAGTGTGCCAACGTCAGGCGCTATCAGCATGTCTAACTTCTACGGAGCATCAAATAGAGTAACAAGCTCATCTATTGTTGGTCATGCAAATAAATCTGGGGATTATACTACCGTCACGCTTCCTACAGGACTTCAAGTAGGTGATATCCTTGTCGTATCACGCACCTCATACAGTAGTAGCTCAAGCATACCAACAGGTTGGACACTTATAAAGTTTCAGCATAACGGCAATGGTATCTTTTATGACTGGGGTTCGCTACTGGCTTATAAAGTAGTTACTAGTACATCTGAAAGTGGTACTAATGTAGGGACTTTTGGTAACGGCTATTCTAACACAGGTGCAACAGTTTGGGCTATTAGACCTAACGTAGCTGCTTCTCAGATTAATGTACTAGACACATTTGGTTATGCAGGTACAAGCTCTTCTGGTGGTTTGACGACTATTAATGCTTCTGATAGCGCCTTTTGTACAATAGCCCTAGTGTCTCACGGCGCGACTGCGGCTCTTTCTAGTACTACTAGCCTCGTAGGTACAACAACTAATTACAAGACCTTTAGAGATGTTGCTGGTGGTACTGACCCTATTGCGGGATCACAGAACTACTTTACGGGTCAGTACGACGGTGGTGATGACAATCATAAGGGTAACCAAGCATATGCTTTCTGTCAATCTCCAGAGAGTGCTGTAGATATCTACGCTGACTTCAGATCAGGTACTGTCAATGCTATGGTCTCAGCTTACTTGGAGGTACGTTAAATGTCATACCCACTAAGGTCACGCAGTCTACAAACGCTACTCGGTAAAAACCTCAAAAAATAACACTAACAAGGAATCCTTCATGTCCAAGAAACAGTCTCGCTATTCCGTTAAAAAAGATGCACGTATGCCCAAATACATGCGAGATGAAAATGTCCGTAAAGCCAACGCTGGATATGCTCATCAACCAACCAACTTCCACATCCTGCCAAAGAATGAAAAGCAAGATGACTTGATTAATGCTATCAAGGAGTGTCCAATTACGGTCACTATGGGTTGTGCTGGTACAGGAAAGACTTACTGCTCTGCAGGGACGGTTGCTCAACTATTTATGAAGGGTCGTTACAAGAAGATTGTATTGACACGAGCTAACGTTCCTACTGGAAAATCTCTGGGACACTTCCCCGGTACTATTGAAGAAAAGATGACACCTTGGCTTATGCCTATGCTAGAAGTTCTTACTAGGGCTTTTGGCAAGGGTAAGTATGAATACATGCTTGCTCAAGGTCAAATTGAAATCCAACCTATTGAGACTATTCGTGGTCGCTCCTATGAGAACGCACTTGTTCTTGTTGACGAAGCACAGAACCTTAATATGGATGAAATCAAAGCCATTACAACTCGTATTGGTGAAAACACTAAGTTAGTATTGATGGGCGACCCCGCTCAATCAGATGTTAGTAACGGTAAAGACCTTGTTCGCTTTGCACATAAAGTAAACCAAGCGGGTATTCTTTTACCAGTAATTGAATTCGGTGTAGACGATATTGTGCGCAGTGACATTGTTGCTGACCTAGTGCGTTTATTTATTGAAGAACAAATGTAAACAAAAGTATTTTGCTTCCTTTGAAATAGCAAACAAAACTTTAAAATAAAGAAAAGGGAAACCTATGTCTACTAAATACTATTTCGAAGGAAGCTTAATCACAGCACCCTTAACTATTGCTTCTGCTGATGTTATCATTGCCTCTGAGACTGTAACATTGAAACGACTAATCCACAAGACTCAAGCACAACGCTGGGATTTAGTTTTTGGGCTTTTGGTTCAAGGCAACCAATCAGGTACCTTTCTAGGTATGTTAGAAAACACTCACACCATTGCTACAATGGACATGCCACAGCTGGTAGAAGTAGAAGCTGCTACAACTATTACAGGTAACATGACTGCAAGTAATAACTACGCTGCAGGCGCTACTAACATTACAGCCGCGAATAGCTCTGGTGGCACCTTGCCTAAAGGCTCCTTTATCAAGTTCAACGGTCATACAAAGATTTATGTCACTACAACTGACTGGACAAGCGACGGGGACAACTTCGACATCTACCCAAGCCTTCGCCAAGCAGTGGCTTTGGCAGAACAAATCACCCACGCAAACTCCACCACTAAGCCGCAGCTGACTTACCTTCGAGAGACAGATTCTATTTCGGGGATTACCTACTCAGATGGTATTTTAGCTTCTGCGGGGTCAATTACAATCAAAGAGGTTGTGTAATTTATTATGACTAGTTTTACAGATGATGAAAAGATGATTGCGCTAACTAAGGCGATAAAAAAGATAAGACGAGTTAAGAAAACAAGGATTGGCTATTGTTATGGTGTATCAGATTGTTGGACACTCTTTTGTGAGTATGACAATTTCCTGAGAAACAACGACAGCTACCTGAAGAACCTGTTCCTTGGTTACACAAGCCAAGATAAATGGTTCCAGACCTTACTTGAACTCGGCTTTAACTCCCCCGAAGAGCTACTTAACGCTCACGGATGGGAAACAATAGAATTTGAAGAATCAGTAGTTGGCGACATGAGTGCCTTCTATTACTCACACGATAAGAACCTATGGTCTACAGGTCTGAAAATTTCAGAGCGTGATTGGCATTCTTCTTCAAACTTACCGAACTTAGAAATCCTAAAAGATAAGTTTGTAAAGAAACACTTACATTTTACACTGAGGGCTATTAAATGAGAAAAGTAAACGCTTTCGTAGAGAGTAAAATCTACGCAGACGTACTAGAGTACTACGCCTTGGTTGAAGTCGAACTTCCAAGCTTCTCTCTGTATGTCACTACACTGCCTTTCGGAGTCACTGTTGGTAGTAAGTCCTTCGTATCAGACGCAGGTATTGTTGACTACAGCCCACCTAACCAGTCTGCTTCAGTAGACCGTGAAACATTCTCATTCTCCTTTGCTGACCCAACGGGTGTCCTTAAAGGGAAGCTTATGACCGGGGCTGCGAGTAGCTATGTCAGAGTTAGAAACGGGTTCTTTAACGCAGACAAAACGCCCAACCTAGACCCTGTAAACATGATTATTGCTTACGAAGGTGTCCTAGATGAGACCTCGTTTTCTTCAGACTTTGAAGAGTCTACAGTAAACATGGCGTGTTCGTCACCTATGGCTGACTTGGGTTTGACAAAGACTATGATAACTTCTGCGGACGGCATGGACCAGTTCAACATTGACGATACATCCTTTGATAAAGTTATCGCTAATAAAACAGAAAAATTTAGATGGGGGAAATCATAATGATATTTGTATCCGCCGCTGCCGCTTTGAGCATCGTCCTCAAGACAACTATAACAGCCTTTCAACTGGTCACTACTGCCCTCTCTATTGGCTATCAGGTCTACCAAAGCAACAAAATGAAAAAGGCGCAAGCCGCCGCTGCTGAAGCTCGCAAGGGTTTCGAAGCAACTAAAAAAGACCAAATCATTAACCTGCCTATTGTTTATGGTAGAAATATGGTTGGTAGTGTTGTAACAGACTATAAAACAGAAGATAACTTCACTTACGGATTCAACACTGGTTTTAATCGGGTTGACTTCATCCAAGACTCTAACAACTATATTAGAGTTACAGTAGTTGGAGACACAGGTTTAGACCTCGACGGTGAAGGCCAAACAGGTAAAGACATAATCAACTTGACCTCTATCACTACTGAGATTGTTCATGGTGGTTTGACTATTAACACGTCAGTAGTCAATTCTACAGGAAGAAGCTTTAGAAATGGTGTATACCTTTCTGAAAGTTTTGAAGACTATCGTTCTAAAATCTCTGCGCAAGATGTGGGTAGCTTTACTTACAACGCAGGGAAGGAAACCCGCGTCAGTAACACCGTGTACAAATTCAAAGTACAAAGAGTTGCTGTTGGCGGAATCCAAGTGTTCAATCAGGGCCTTCTTGCTGACCAATCAGGGAGTAAGAATGAGTTCTTGTTTACACAAAACGCTATTGCCTTTGGTGGCATCTCTAAAGTTGTTGACGTTAAAGTTGATGGTAAAAGATATGGACATGAAGACTTTGATACTGGCTTAAAAATTACTACCTTCCCTGACGGCGGGGCAGATACCCTTAGTACAGCTAACGGCTTCCTAAGTTCTAACTTGTTCACTAATGTATTCTCGGCTTCTTGCGTGTTTAAGCTTGACCGTGATGAGCCACAATATGGCGGGGGCATTCCTCCTGTAGAGTTTTTCGTAGAAGGTCAAAAGACTCACGACATCGAACTCAACACGGGTGTCTACTCCTTGTCTACAACAAAGACATACAGTGCTAACCCTGCTAGGGCGCTTCTTGACTACCTTACAAACCCTGTTTATGGGCGTGGTCTAAGTACAGTTCAGATAGACTTGGAGTCTTTCTATAATGCTAAGGTTGTTTGTGATGAAGTAGTTAAGACCGACGCAATTACAGCGGGGCTAATTAACCCTGCGAATAGTGCGGACATCCCCCGCTATGAGCTTAATGCTATTATTGACACAACAGGGCCTATACGTGACAACGTTAACCAAATCCTAGAGTCAATGGGCCAAGCAACCCTTATTTGGACTGGCGGACAGTACAAGCTTAATGTAGCTTATCCAACTGCTCAACCTTCTGTTGCGAACGGTCAAGTAGATTCTAACCACGTATTCACTGACGATGAAGTCATAATGAGTGATTTCTCTATGACTTGGCCTAACGCTCAAGATAAGTTTAACCAAGTAACTGTGTCGTTCCCTAACTCTTATGAAGACTTTAAGACCGACTCTGTCAGCTGGCCACCGTTCTCTATCGACCCCACAAGCCCTTATCAAGAGTATTTGACTGAGGACAACAACGAGGAACTTCGAACTTCGGTGTCTCCTATTGGCATAACCAACCCTTATCACGCACAAGCTAAAGCAGAAGAACTTGTAAGACTAAGCCGCAACACCTATCAGATTAGTGTTACGCTATCTCGTAAAGCCATCCTGCTAGAACCGGGTGATTTCTTTATCTTCTCTTCAGAGGCACTAAACCTTCCTGAAGCGGTATATCGGGTTGAGGGTATAACTATTAACTCTGATTTGTCGATAGAAATTAGCGCCTACTACTTCCACTATCAAACACTTGCTTGGAATGTTGCTGATGATGAGATTTACAGCACATCGCTCAAGTCTGCTGAAACACCAAACCCTATCACCTCCTTCGGCATTGATGCTCTAAACTTGGATGCCTTTGATATGGGCAAGCTAACTTGGGCTTATGCGGATGATGCTGGTAACGGCAACTACACTTACAAGACTGCTTATAAGGTCAGTACAGATACAAGCTACATATCTTTGGCAACAACTCTTAACAAAGAGATTCACTTCCAAAGGTTAGAAGATATTGCGACTGAGTCTGTTTATGACTTCAGGGTAAGCGCTATTACACCTCTTGGTGAAAAAGTGTCTGAAGTATTCTTGTTAAACCAAACACTAAACAAGGCTCCCGGTGCTATCTCTAGTACTAGCATAGCTGAAGAAATCTACATTACAGCGAGGGCCGCTGGTGCTAAATCTAAAGCACTACTGGCTTGGGTTCCTGACCACTCAAGCATTAGGACGTTCTACACTCTTGTAGAGTACAAACTAACCAGTGAGAGTGTTTATCAAAGTGCAGGTACTTCTAACACTGAAGACATGACCCTCTTTGACATGAAGCCCGGCGACTACGACATCAGGTTGACACCTCATAGTGCTTATGACTTTGCTGGACCTGCTGAGAACTTTCAGGCGACAATCGTAGGTCTCTCTGCGGTCCCTCTAGACCCTGCTGGTTTTGCTGGCAACATCAACGAAGGTCAAATCAACTTGTCTTGGGACTTACCTGTAGACTTGGATGTTCTTTACGGCGGTACTTGTGAGATACGGGTTCACCCCGCACTAGACGGTGTTGCTTCTTGGGATACTGCTTCGGTACTAGTTGACTCTTTGTCAGGTAACACTAACAACAAGACTGTACCTACACTTAAAGGTACTTTCTTTATTAAGCTTGTTGACTCCGTGGGCAACTACTCTGTCAATGCTGATGTGTTTATTAGTACGTTTGAAGACTTAACCTTTAACCAAGTTGAAACGCTTGATGAAGCTACTCCCGGTTTCTTAGGTGCAAAAACTAACTGTGCTGTTTCAAGTGGAAACCTTGTTTTGACTGCTGGTCAAACAACCATGACTTATGAGTTTGATGATTATCTAGACTTAGGTGAAGTTGTTACTGTCCGTGTTAGCCCCAACATCGTTGCTTCGGTTGCGAGTATTGGTACTCTTGTTGAGGACTATGCGGATATTAGCGCACTTGCATCCTTCTTAGGCCCGCTCAAGAACGCTTCTTTGAAGGTGTTTGTGTCAGTTACACAAGATGACCCCGCAGGTTCGCCTACTTGGTCTTCCTATGTGCCGCTGAGTATTAGTAGTGAAAAGTGTCGTGCTCTCCGTTTCAAGTTTATTGGAACTGCTCTCGATACAAACACTAACATTACCGTAACTGAGTTAAGCATTACTGTCGATAAGAAAGACATTATCAAGGTTGGAACCTCTACTAGCAGCGCTAGTGGTGATACTGCTGTTACCTTTACAACCGCCTTCTATGGTGGCCCCGGTGGCACTAACTCACCTTCAATCGGTTCTATGATTATCGGAGGAAGCATCGGTGACGTTGTTCACATTGTTTCTCGTGATAAAACTGGTTTCGTTTACTCAATTTATGCTAACGGTGCTTCTACTCGTCTTGTGAGAAACATTGACTTCCAAGCAATTGGACAATAAGGAAATAAAATATGTCTACAGCATCACTAAATATCAGTGCAGCCCAGACAGGTACAGCCTATACTTCTGACCTGAACGCTGCGCTAGGTGCGCTTAACACTTGCCACTCTGGCAATACAGCACCAACAAACGAAGTTGTTGCAGGTAAGTTCTGGCTTGATACAAGTGGGACAGACCCTGTGCTTAAGGTTTACCGTAGTGGCTGGAAGGCACTCTTCGTCCTTAAAGCAGCTAGTGTTGACTTGAGCGTTGACTTGCTAACAGCTATCGACGTTAACTCAACTTCAGATGAACGTCTAAAAGACAACATCAAAACAATCGAAGACCCCGTAGAAACTGTACAAGCCCTTCGGGGTGTTTCTTACACAATGGACGGTAAGCCTAAAGTAGGTGTTATCGCTCAAGAAGTAGAAAAAGTAGTTCCAGAAGTGGTTGCTACAAATGCAGATGGATATAAATCAGTATCCTACGGAAACTTAGTTGGAGTTCTTATTGAGGCTGTTAAGTCTCAGCAAACACAAATAGATGAACTCCGTAAATTATTGGAAAAATAAATGCTACAGCTTATACCGCTGTTGGCTCCCGTTATCGGGGACTTGATTAAACGTCTTGTCCCCGACAGCGACAAAGCTGGCGATATCGAAAAAGAAATAAAGCTTGCTCTACTAGAACACACGGACAGCCTCGAAGCTATGCGTGGAAAAATTGTTCTTTCAGAATCACAGTCATCTAACTGGCTAACAGCCGCTTGGCGTCCGCTGCTTATGATGGTAGTGATACTCATTATTGCTTGCAACTACCTTCTTTTCCCCGTAATCCGCATCTTCTACCCTGAAATGATTACACTAGAACTACCACAAGAGCTATGGCAACTATTGACCATTGGCGTAGGTGGGTATGTTGTAGGTCGTTCTGGCGAGAAAATGGTAGACACTTGGAAAACATAAATATGAAATTCTCAACTATTCAAGACAGCCTAACATCAATGTTCGGTTCTAAAGATGAAGCGCCAATCTACCTCAAAGGTGCAGTTAAGGCGAAAACCTACGACTGGAAGTTTGGCGGTCGCTCTGAGGTTAAACTCGTTGATGTAGACGAGAGCCTCGTAGCTGTTGCACGCCTAGCCCTCACGTATAGCCCGATTGATTTCGGCATTACTTGTGGGCTTCGCACCCAACATGAACAGAACCAGCTTATGGCCACAGGTAAAACACAGACACGGCACTCTCGTCATCAAGACGGGATGGCTGTAGACGTGGTTGCTTACGTGGGCGGTAAAGTAAGCTGGGACTTGGACCACTACATCACCATTTCCGACGCTTTTGCTAAGGCTTGTAAAGAGCTAAACGTAACAATTCGTTGGGGAGGTGCTTGGACTCACAACCTAGATGAGAACACTGGGACAGAAGCTCACGAAGCCTATGTTTCATTAAGAAAATCACAAGGACGTAAACCATTTATTGACGGACCTCACTACGAGATTCCTAAATAATAAATAGGGCGGAATAATGATATAGTAAGGACAGGCTCTCAAGTCTGACAGTCCTTAAATCAAGAAAGTCTGCTGGGAAATACCCGGCAGGCTTACCTTCTTTCTATCGGAAATAATGGGGCGGAATAATGACCCCAGTCTCCCCTATAATATATCTATAATTATATTTAAGGATACCTTTGTTATTGGGTGTCTTTTAATATAATAACTAAACAACAACAACATAAGGCATAATGCCTAATTAACTTAATTAATGAGGTAACATATATGTCGCTAGTTAAAACAGCTGCTAATACACAGAAACGTGGTGTAGAAACCCCTAGCGCTTCGTACTTGTCTTTGAAGCCCTTGTGGAAGAAAGCCCGTGCAGTACTTCAGGGTGAAGCCCACGCGAAAGCCCATGACGAATACATTGAATCAGATTACTCTAATCTTCTTCTTCCTTTCTCTCCCAGTATGTCACAACAACAGTATGACTTTTATAAGTCAGAAGCAGAACTACCCGGTCTAACAACCCAGTATGCTCGTGTGTTGATTAGTGCTTTGCTACGTAAACCCTCAAGCCTGACTCTTCCCGAAGAGCTATCTCAGGATGCTTATGACTGGCTAACCAAGGACATCACTCTTGATGGTGCTTCTATGTTTAACTTCTTAGATGCTGCTATTTGGGAAGAACTACAAACCTCTCGTGCTTGGGTCTACATTGACCGTCCAACAGTATCAGATGGTGAACTAGAGATGATGTCTCCTGAAGAGCGGATGACTATTTCACCTTATCCAGTGTTGCTTAAAGCAGAGAACATTATTAACGTACAAGTTAAGACTCACCCTGTGACTCGTGTTAAGAGCCTATCACGTTGGACTACACGTTACATTAGTGAAGAGTACACTGATGATAACCCTTGGCATCCTAACTATGTAGATACTGTTTGTGACCACTACCTTGATGAACAGGGTTTGTTGGTTCTAGACTACTACAAGAAGTCTTCTGGCTCTCACGAAGTAGAGTCGCTTAACGGTGTTATTAAACAAGAGTACGAAGATTCCGCTGATGGTGGCTTCCAGCTGTATGACACAGTATACCCTATGAAGTTTGGTGAACGGCTAGACCGCATCCCTGCCTTCCCCTTGAATGGTCAGATTGAACCCATTGAACCAGTGCTTATGCCTCTCATTGACAGAGAAGTAGCTCTCTACAACAAGGTGTCTCGTCGTAACCACCTACTATACGGTGCGGCAACCTATACACCAGTGGTGCAGTCTGACATGACTGACGAAGAGTTTGAAGAACTCGTTGGTGCAGGTCTTGGTACTTGGCTACGTGTTCGTGCGGGAGAATCTATTTCCGTTCTAGAAACACCTACGGGTGCCTTGAGCGATATGGACCGTGCTATCGAAGCTACAGTTGGTGAGATGGCTAAAATGGGTATCCGTATGTTGTCTCCAGAACAAGCCGCTTCAGGTGTTGCTCTAGAGATTCGTAACGCTTCTCAGACTGCTCAGTTAGGTACAATGAACGCTAAGATTTCAGGCACTATGCAGGAGATTCTGGCCTTTATGATTAACTGGAAGTATGACACAGACTACACAGGCAACGACATCGAATTCCAACTCTCTGCTGACTTTGCAGCTACTGTTGGTGGTGAAGGTGCTATGCGTCTTGTATCTGAATGGTACCAAGGTGGTATTATTTCTCGTGATACGTTTGTTAACATTGCGAAGTACAACGACTTCCTTCCTGCTGACTATGACGATGAAGAAGCTGTTCAGGCTATTCAAATTGACCCGTTGGTAACTAACACTGAGTTATCTCAGGACAAAGTATCTCTAGACGAAGAATAAGTTAGCGCAGGTTTGCGGGTGACTGTTCGACTAGGCGTCACTTACAGTTACAGATTGGTTCAAGTCCAAAACTAACACCAAACAAAAGGACTCCCGCTTCGGCGGGGGTTCCTTCCCACATATCCACGAATTATAGTAATGGAGAGACTAATGTCTATCAACGAAAAGATTTTTGACAGGATTGTTGACCATGCTGGCGACGTCCGTTTATACGAGAATGGTGTGCAAAAGGGAAACCGCACAA